GTGCAACAGTTACTGTTCTAGACCATATAATATTTGGATTATTAAAATAGTTTTGATCTGTAACGTTTCTACTAAATGGTATTCGTCGACCATTGTTTGGATCTATTTGTGCACGACCTGCTACAAATACTGTTGCCGTACCATATGGTGTATCTGGATAAACATATATTGCAACAACTCTAGTACCATCTTGTTCTAGATATCTTATTGGTTCGTAATAAATTGGGTTTCCATTTGAATCTAAAACTTCTATATGAATTTTTGATTCACGAACTAAAATGTTGTTATCGGCCTTTATTTTGAATAAATTTTTACCAGCTGTTAATTTTGTTGGAAAATCAACAATATTGAACGTTTGAGATGCATTGCTGGTAGTATCGATTAAACCGATACCTAGGTCTCTTAATCCTACATAATCTACTCGCTTTCGTAACCGACCGAGATTCCAAGTTCCTGCTGGCATATGATATCACCTATTTTATAATAAATATCAGGTGAAGTCAATTTCAGAGTATCCATTTACCTTCTTAATCTCAATGAGTTTATCTACAATATCTCTCATTGCATCTATATGAGAAATACACATAAGAAAACCAAACTGTGACTTTAAGTAATCAAATAACATAAACATTGAATTAAGATTATCTGAATCTAAAACTCCGAATCCTTCGTCTATAGCTAAAAAGTTTGGTCTTGGAAGATTTGATACATTTATTAATGATGTTCTAATTGCTAACGATGAAATAAACTTTTCCATACCAGATGTCAATTCTAATGGCCAATAATTATCATCGTCATACACAATATAACCATTTATATTTTTACCATCTGTATGAAGTATAATAGTAAATTCTACAATTTGATTAAGAATATTATTTATTTCAGATTCAATTTGTGGCAATGCTTTTGATATTAAATGGTATGGAACTCCGTCTCTTATAACAGCTTTTTGATAATATTCGTAACCACGATATTGTTGTTCTAATTCTTTTAGTCTGTTAATACCATCATTTGCATCTTGTTTGGATTTTTCGGCCATTTTCAATCGACCAGATAATGTTAACAACTTAGAATCTAACGACATTAGATCAGAATTAACTGTTGTTATTTCATCTCGTATTTCTTGTATTTCAGAATTTTTTGTTTTGTTGAACTCGATATTATCTTGTTGTTTGATAGACTTTTTAAGTTCAGATTTTTTAGATTTTAAGTCTTCTCGTCCTTTATGAATTTGCCATTTGAATTGTTCTAATTCTCTTTCTAAATTATTTAACGATCTTTCAGACTCATTCAAGTTATCTTTTAATTGAGCTAACAATTGTAACTTTTCTTTTGGCTTATCTTCATGTTCTATTTTTGCAATACCGTCTTCAAAATGTTTAATATCAAATTCAATAACTTGTTCTTCATCAATTAATTTAGGCAAAAGATCTGCAACTTGTTTTGTTTCTTGTAACCATGGATTAGCCATGCAATAACTACAATCTTCATCCCATTCATGCTTGTCTAATTTGGATACCATTTTTTGAGCATGTTGAATTTTTAGTTGTTTTAGTTTCAAATCATTATTTAATTTTACAACAGTATCTTGATAATCTTTTAATTCAACTAATGCAGCTTTTAAGGATTGTTCGTCAATCTTATTTATCTTTTGATTTATTTCTTTGATAAGTTTTTTCTGTTCACGAATCATTTCTTTTTGAGTATCTCTTGACATAATAATGTCTTCAAGATCTTCTTCTATGCTCTGAATTTCTTGATCGATGTTTTCTGGACTATCTAATGTATCATCAACATTTTTTAACTCTTTAGTCATTGTAAATATGATATCATTAAGATTAGTTTTCATCTCTTCATGTTCAACTTTATCAAGTTTCATTTGTTCATACGAACCGGTATATTGAGTTATGATGTCATTGGCATTTGCTAAATCTGTCGAAAAATCTTTTCGTTTATACTCTCTAATTAATGCGGCAGTTTCTTTACTATCCTCATGACCAATTTGATATTGTTGTTCAAAAATATCAATATCTAAAAACTGAGAAAGTAATTCTTTTCGTTCTCTTTGACTTTTATCTATAAAGCCTGTATTATTATTTTGTAATGATAATGCAGTTAAAACAAAATCATCATATGTTCCTAAATATTGTTGAATTATTTTATTTGTCGAATCTCTTTGATCGCCGTTTAAACTTTCATGATTGCCAGATGAATCGATTCTCCAAAAATCTACATTTACTTTAACATGACCATTATTATGTTTTTTGGCATTACGCTCTACATAGTAAGTATACTTTCCTAATTCAAATTCAAATTTGCAATGAAATGTTGCCTTCTTATTATTAAGAACATGTTTTGCATATTTTGTTCTAGAACATTTATCAAAGCAGCAGAATGATAGAGCATCTAACAATGTTGACTTACCAGATGCATTAGGAGCAAATAATCCATACAGCCCATTCATGTTTGAAAAGTCAATCACATTATTGCCACCGTAACTAAACATGTTTGAAAATTCAAATCGTTTTGGTGTCCAAGTAACATTTCTTGTTAAAACATTTGTTGGTAATTTAGAATGAACTGTTCTGTTGATATGTCTTATAGTATCTAACAATTCATCGTCCAATGCATATTCATCTGTTAAATAATCTGTAATAACATTGTTTTGCCATTCAACATCTCTTATATTTCCAAAGTTAATTTTTTTAGCGGCATCAGTTGTATTTAATGCATTTATTTTTTGTAACGAAATATCTTGAACTCGATATTTTGATTTGATTCCTGCAATTAATTTTTTAAGAGTTGCAGAATCAGTATCTTTAACTTTAAATCTTAATCTTGGTCGAATTGGTATTTTATCACTAGGATTAGTTATTTTTCCATTTTCAACGTAAAATGTATAATATCCATAATCATTTGGTATTTCAACAAACTCGCATTTTTTGCTAGCTAAATCCCATACCATGATACCATGTCCTAATGCTTCTCCATGATTTTGTTGAATCAATGAACCAGCATATGCAATAGTTTTATCTTCATTCAGATATTGTGGTTTATGAATATCTCCTAATAAAACTAAATCATGGCCTTTGAATATATTTGTAGTTACATGAGTGTTACTTAAAGTAAATCCGGCATCTGTCGATGCATTATGAACCGAACCATGATGAAGAGCAATTTTGTAATCTCCATCAATTTGATCAGCAGTTATATACTCAGTTGGTTTGTTATAAACGGACATTACGTTAAAGTGTACTCCGGAAATACAATATATACCATTGTCTTTAAGATAGTGTAGTCTTTGATGATTCAAGGCTTTAACGATAGGACTTAAGGCATCGAGTCTATAACTATTATTTAAGTTACAATCATGATTACCGGTAATTACTAACGTAGGTGCTAAATCAGCTAATCTTCTAAAGAAATCTGACACTACTGCTACTAGTTCTGGAGACATATCTGTTTTAGCATGTACTATATCTCCTGCTACATAAATAACCGAATTAGGTGTTTTTGTTTTTCTTATATACGAATATAATCGTTTAAACACTAATTCATATTCTTTATGTCGTTTTACGTTCCGAACATGTACATCAGCTATATGATATATCCTATCGATTGAATCTAACCCTATGTCTATATTGTGCATAATATTTTTTGTTCCATTAGTTTTTCACTACTCAAAATTTCAGTTGATTGAATTTGAGATATTATTTTTTCAAATCCTAATTCACTAGGATCTTTTTCTGTCAAATCTACAAAATATACTGTTATGCCATTTGCCATAAAATATTCTGCTGCTTCTAATGCTTGTTTTCTAGCATCTTTATCTAAACAGATATAAATTTGTTTTACATCCATTTCTACAATACGTTTCTTTAATGTATTAGATATCGTTTTACCAAATAACGGAATAGCATTTCTACGTATTGCAATTGCATCAAATGCTCCTTCTACTAATATGATCGGCATACTCCAATTGATATGTAATTCAAATCCTACAATATCTTTTGACGCCGGAGGATTTTTATGTTTGAATTTATCTTCTTCATAATATGCTCTTGCTACAAAATAATTTAGACTACCATTTGCATCATAACTTGGAATAATTATTTTACCTTTATAAGGACCTTTTCTACAATATCCAATTCTATATTTCAAAATATCATGGATAGTTATATTTCGTTTTTTAAGATAGTATATAGCATTTCTATATTCAGGACTCATTTCTTGAAGAACCCATAATGGACGATATCCTTCTGGTAATTGTAATACCGGAGTATCTGTAGTTGTTTTTGTCGGTTTATATTCAACATCATCTAATAAACCTACTAATTTAGATATCTTTTCTCGTTGAACATTTAATTTTCGAAATAATACAGCTAATTTTCTTCCGGCGGCATTACATACCCAACAATGCCAATATTGAGTAACTATATTAACTTCCATTTTCTTTTTATGATGATTACAAAAAGGACAATTAAATGCTATATTATCATTAGATGTGATTTTGCCTTTATTTAATACAGATTCTAATAGTGCTATAAGCGAAAATTTACTCATTTAATTATATATTAGCATTATCATTTTCAATAATAATGTTTTATTCAAGATTACTTTCATAAAAGTTATTTATAATGAAATATATCGAAAAAATCTCGTAAGATCAAGTTTTTAACCAACTTTCTGGAATATTTTTTTCTGCCCATATTATTCCATTTTTATCACAAAAATCTCCATAAGTTGTTTTTGAACCTTTTCTAATTTTTGT